TGTTGACAATAGCCCGGCATTATCTTCACCAGTTTTAACGATTATTCCTTTAACTTCAATCAAGCCAAGTACAGACTTAAATAATCTAAGAAATGGTCAGGTATTTCTCGGGAATGAATTGTTTACAAATCTAAATGCCAAAGTCATGTCCACGAGCAAACATTTGACTGATCAAATCAATGAATTAACCAGTATCCTGGATAATGATGATGATTCTGACGCCAAAACTCAATATATGCAAGCTAAATTAAATGAACTACGCAATGAATTCGATTTGTTAAACAGAATGCGAAATGAGGTTTTAAGAATGAAATCCGGCAGTATAGCATTGGTTAATCAAATCAGAACGATAAGTAAGCTTCGGGTATATGACCCTAAGACTAACCGTGATATCCTTAGCGGAATCAAGTTATCCAATGAAAAACTCGATATGATAGATGCAGAAATACGTCGTCTATATGTAAAAAAGAATTGACAAAACACAGTTTGCGAGACTATAATAGTATATCTAAAAACATTGCCGTTTACCGGCAGTATAAAAGACATAGCCCTCAGTCAGCTGACGGGCAAATACTAAGGTCTCACAGAAATGTGAGGCCTTTTGTTATTTAAAAAACCGCCCACCCTGCGCCAACAGGATGAGCGGCGTGCTTCGGAAAGGTAACCCAAAGCTCTAGACAAGCTTATATTATCACTTCCGGGGCATTTTCACAAGAAAGGAAGTGATTTTTTCATGCCAACAGCTAAGAAACTGCCCTCCGGCAGCTGGCGCTGTCAGGTGTTCAGCCACTTTGAAGAGATCTTCCAGGCTGACGGATCCATCAAGAAGAAACGGATCTACAAATCATTTACTGTCAATGACCCATCTCCCAAGGGCCGTAAACTCTGCGAGATGATGGCAGCGGAATGGGCCATGGACAAAGAAAAAGAGCGCTCCGCCACCACAGAGTCCATGACAGTCTCCAAGGCAGCACAGCGCTTCTTTGAGATCAAGCAGAACGTCCTGTCTCCGTCGACACTCCGAAGCTACAAGGCATTCTACCGGAACTGGTTCTCCAGTATCGACGACATCAAACTTTATGACCTGACCTCTGATGTCGTCCAGGAATGGGTCAACGGCCTATGCGCCAAGCTGTCGCCCAAATCAGTGTCCAATGCCTACGGCCTGCTCTCTTCCATCATGAGCATCTTTGCACCAAGCCAGACACTGCACATCCGCCTACCGCAAAGACCGGTTGCCGCAGGATATGTGCCGACCGATGGTGATATCCAGGCGCTGATCGAGCTCGCCAGGGAAAAAGATCCGGTCATGCTCCGGGCGATCTGCCTGGCTGCCTTCGGAACGCTCCGCCGGTCAGAAGTCTGTGCCATCGACGCCAAGGACGTCAACCGCACCAATAACATGATACACGTTCACCGGGCGGTTGTCAAAGACGATGCCGGGGAGCTGGTCCTGAAGAAGGTTCCCAAGAACTCCTCCAGTGACAGGTTCATTGAAATGCCGGCCTATGTGATCGACATGATGCCGAAGGCAGGCCGGCTGGTGCCCTATGACCCGGATTATGTTTCCAACACTTTCAAGCGGTATGTGAAAGCTGCCGGCCTCCCGCATTTCCGTTTCCACGACCTACGCCATTATGCAGCATCCATCATGCATGCCCTCGGCGTCCCGGATGTGTACATCATGAGGCGTGGCGGCTGGTCATCGGATTCTGTTATGAAGCGGATTTACCGCGGCAGCATCTCAGATTATGAGAAGAAATTTACCGCCATCACCAACGAGCACGCCGACAAGCTGATGCAACACGAAGTGCAACACGAAAACACGGAAAGTGCTTAAAATAAGGGATTTTGGGGACTTGATATTTGTTCAAGTCCCACCATCTCCACTTTTTAATAAAATCCTAAAAAGCCCAGAAAATCAGGTTTCGCCCCGGAAGTACTGATTTTACTGGGTTTTTCTATGTTTTGAATATTTCATTTCCGAATCATATTTTTCACTTCAAAAGCCATTTTTACACCCTGTGCAACACGAAATACAACACGATGCAACACGAAATCTCACACGGAATTTGCTTATTTTTCAAGCCTTTTGAGGATGGCAAGGTGAGTCTGTACACCACAATATCCGTCGATATCGATGCCAGCGTCACGCTGGAGCTGCTTGACGATCCGCTCCGTGGCTGGCCCAAAGCTCCCGTCCACGACGATGTCATAGCCCAGGGCCTTTAAACATCCCTGCAGCCAGGAAACATGCGCATTCCTGATTGGCCGCTGCCGGACGTACCAAAGATAATGGTGGTCAATGGCCTGCTTCGTTAGCGGGCCAACATATCCATCTACTTTCAGGCTAAGGCTATATGACGCGTTCAGAGCCATCTGAAGGCCCTTTGCCCAATCCTTGGAGGATTTGTCAGCTGTCTGTTTTTCACTTGAATCTGTGCCGCTCAGCTTCTTCTGCACCGCCTTTCTGAAGCTGTCCATGGTGTATGGCATCCCGCAGCCCTTCCAGTAGTGTTCCGGGTCTCCATGGTTGGAAGCAACGCCTCTGGCATAGCCTTCTTTATGGGAGATGATCACTCCACTCTTGAGCGGATTGAGATTATATTTCTTACATAGATCTGCAAACAGCTCCACGGCAGCTTCATAAGCCCGCCGACAGTCTGCTTGTGCCTTGGCCTTATTGGTCATGTACAGACTGGTTCCAGAAGTGTACTTGATATAGGCGCTCTCGCACATCTCTACCCCGATATGGGTGTTGTTTGCAGAATCTCCGCAATGCCAGGCTCTGTGATTCCATGGCAGCGTCTGGTATACGACGCCCGTATTTGCGTCTATAAAGGCATGGACCGCTGCGCCGGAATAATGGGCAAACTGCTTGCAGAAAACCTGTGCGGACGGCTGTGCGCAGCCTACAGAGTGCAGCATGAGTCCCCTTACTGTAATCTTCCGCCCGGTCTTATAACACGGGCTGGCTGTCAGTATATTCTGTCTGATTGTCAAAACCTATCACCTCCGGAATTTTTCCATCGTTCATCGCATTGACAGCAGCTTCGATCAGCATATCGATCTGCTGATCTGATAAGTATATGCCTGCTTCCTTCATGGCTTTCAGGATCATCTGGTGAGCGATGGCTTTCTTTTCTTCTCCATGTTCATTAATTACCGTCTGCTCTACCGCACGGACAACCGAATCAATGATCTCTACGGTCCATGACCACTTGGTCTGCTCGATCTTTTTGATCACTTCGGTCTTTTTCTCCTTCAGATACGGCAGCAACTCTCTGCAAATAACACCGCAGATCGCTACAATAACTGCCATGAGTACGTTAAAGATTAAATCATTCAACATATGTTACACCATCCTTTCTTAGCCCGTGTTTTACACGATCATGTTCTTCTGCACGCTTTGCATCATTAAAACGATCGGTGGTCCCGACCAGATATCCGGTAATACGGCGTATTCTCTCGAACTTCACGCCTTCACCTACCATACCATTATGCGGTTTGGGGTCTACTGCCATAGTATCACCCCTTTACATAATTGGTGTTTGCATCAAAAACCTGTGTCAAATCACTTTGTTCCACCCAAGAACCATTGACTTTTTTGTATGCCTTTGTAACTTCAGTCCATGCACCATTCTGCTTGACGTATAATTTATCTGATGCGCCACTTGTTGTGACCACAATAACATGATCTGCAACGATGTCTGATAAATCGTAGTACCAGTAAGTGTCATAAGTCGGAGTTTCGTCAAGCGTAATAGCCACCTTAAACTGTAGGCTATCGTTGTTGGAATCGGTATAGTTATCTTTGAAGTACTTGGCGTCTATCGTATGGTCGCCAGCACTCATCTGATACGTAACGGTCTGAACACTCGAACTGTTGTTATTTTGACCACTCCAATAAACATTGCTTGAATCAGCCGAAGCACTAGTAGACAACTGTGTATCGATGTTAGATAACAAACCATAGTCATAGGTCGATTCCGCATAGTTAATGACGGAAAATGTTACCGTACCGCTAACCGGCATATGAAATGAAATCCTAGCCAATGCACAGGTACTGGAATGGCCTTGGTTGTTTGACTCATAATATCCGCTTCCATTCAAAGCAAATCCGTATGTGGTAGTCACGTTCGCCACGGAATATGACTCTGGCGAGTCCTGACCTTGCTGTAATTGATTTGAAACATCTGTGCCGTTATCTGTAACGGTTGGTCTTGCTGACTCTGCAATTTTAATCCGCAATGAAGACCCTTCAAGAACACTTGTTGAGCCACTCGGCGTAACGTTATTACCGCTGACTGTCACAGTGTGATACACAGGCAACGTATAGTCCACGAGGATTTCCGCACCGTAAATATACATGTACGACGTTGTATTCTTCGATGCCCTACGGCAGTTTATTCTGATGCCAAAATTAGCCCCATAGCTTACGATGGTATCCCAGTCAGCCGATATCCCAGTAAACGTATGCACGGATGCTGTTGTCGTGATAGCATCACAGGAGCCGTTAATCGTAGTTGTGCCATTTGCCAAATAGGGCTTGTAAGATGAAGATGTTGACACACCGCTTTCTCTTGCCTTTAATTTGACGGTAAAGCTATTAATTATCGCCCCTTCTGGAATATCACTGAAATTGAAGCCTCTGACATAGACATAATACGATGTTGTGCTTGCCCTGCTGTTGGTGACTGTCGCATAAGTCGTGTTGTCCGTATTGTTATACATGTTGGATGCGTCAGCCACGGACAGATATGTCGAATTTGACCGATAATAAGTAGACGGTATCAGCCTAATAGTAGCCATCAGTTCACCACCTTCAGATAGATGTCGCCATTAACACCAGTGCTTGCAGATGGGTCTCCAGAACCAGTGTAGTAATGCTGAATCACTAGCGTACCAGTCACCTGTGAGCCGTCCGCACCATAGAAATATTTTCCTTGTGCCACATCCGAAGCAGTGGCAGTGGTATCAGTCAAATCGACCAATACCGTACCGTCTGCTAATTGAACTTTGTTGTTAGCCATGCAAGGTCACCACCTTACACAGCACCGATAGTCACGGTCTTTCCACCGGCTGCATTGTCAGAGTAGTTAATCGTAATTGCGTTGACCGTTACCTGTGACAAATGGGTATATCCGCTGTCTGGTGTAATGGTCTGAGCGGTCAGCTTCGGAACTGCTGTCTTCGCCTGTGCTACAACACCCTCTGAACCAGACATCGTGCCTTCCACACCAAGTATCGTAATGCCCTCACGGATGTTGCTTGCAATCAGTGCGTCAGCGGAAGTGCTATCCAGTACTGCCTTTCCCGAACCATCGTAGTAACCAGCCGGAATTACTGTGCCAGTCTTACCTGTGACCGTTACATTGTTACCGCCACGGTTCTGCATCGTACCTGTATAGGCAGTCCCTCTGGCGTGAAATGTCTTGCCAGTGAGAACCTCGGCGACCTGTGCGGTGTCATCGGAAGTATCCGAATCGAATGTACATGTACCTGTGATTGGTGCGCCGTCTGCTCCATGTGCGGTATATCCTTCCAGAAGATGAGAAGCATCGACTGTGTCCGCAGTCAAGTCCATAATGACTGTGCCATCAGCTAAAACGACTTTTGAATTGTAAGTGTTTGGCATTTCTAAATCACTCCTATCCATACTGTGTTGCCGCCCTGTGGATTTTGCACACTGCTGACGGCGATCTCGTTAATAGTTACATCTTCATGCATCCATTTGTTCTTTGTTTGCAATGTCTGTGTCTCAAACCGAGGATCAATAATATAATCCCCCGTATAAACATCTGCGTCGTTTCGTTCTGGTACGTTTACTTGCCCGGCGATCTTGCCTGAAGGAGACAGAGACCCGGACATTTTTTTATTATCGGAGCTTAAACGACCAGATATAGTTGCCATTGGCGTTAAAGATCCGGTTATGCTCATTACAGTACCTCTTTAGCAATCGTGAATAAACCTTCGATAAATGTATCTACATGTCCAAAAATATCAGTGTATTCTATGTCGTATACATACGTTTTGTTAAACTTCAAAGACTTTGTGTCTTCTGGTTCGATCTCTAATATAAGAGTGTCGATTGGTATTTCTTTTAAAATTAACACTTCGTCATCTGGATCCGTGTGCCGATTTTTCATGGCAAATCTTACACGTTCTCCTTCTTGAGGAGTGACTGGTTCGCCATCACGTTCCATTGCGATTTGTAATATAAGTGTGTCGCCTCTAGTTAGCGAGATATCAGATCCGTTTATACTGAACATTGGCCCGCCTCCTATAAAAATTTATGATCGTCATAAAGCTCTTTGTAAGTTTTCTTGATCAATTCGACCGCCATTCCAGTTTTGCCATTTTTAAACTTTTTATGAGCGTCACAGTATAACTCGTATTCTTTAATGTCATTTAGAATATCATCGAAGTAATCTTTAGAATGCTTAATCTGACGAGTATACAACTCATCCGCGAATCTCAGAATATGTGTCCTAAGAGTCTTCGCATCGACCTCGTGTATCTTATCGTCCAGATTATTCACTTTTTCCGAAATATCCGTAAGCTGCTGCTCTACGTCGCCAATGATTATCTTTTTAAACCATCTGGCCAGCCATGCCCACGGATCCAATTTAATAGGGGCTACCTGTATAAGTGTGATAGCCCCCACAAATGTGATTTCCGGATGATGCATTAGGAATTGAAATATGAATTCTGTCACTCCTCTACCTCTGGTTCAGGTGCCGTATCAGGAATATGCGTGTAACACTGGAACTTGATCGGCGAACCGTCCTCGTTCATCATGATCGCGCTGTGCTTCCACACATTTGAAATAGCGGCAGAAGCAAGGATTGTATAATATTTATTATCTGCCGCAGCTAAAGTTTCATATGTATTCACCGGCAAAATAGCCAACGTATTCTCATCAAGTTTCTGCATTTCTAAAACAATAAACACTAAAATACCTCCTTATGCGATTCTGATGGCTTCAATTCTAGCGTAGCCAGCGGTTGTGTGCGTTCTGTTGCTATAACCACTAACATATAGTGTAGTAGTCGAAGTTACCTTGTATGGGAATGAAATTACCAATCTGGAATAGTAATCTGCACCATTTATAAGACGTATATGATTCAAGTTTTGAGGATCTGACGCCGTACTACCTTTGCCGATGGCTATCTGTACAACTGTCCATACCGAACCGGCACCGCCAGCATTGAAAGACCATGTGCCGGTTAAGATGTATGTTCCGGCAGGTATTGTAATGTGCGGCCCAATAGTTACCGTATCAGCAGTATTAATAGCATAATTACCAGAAGCTGCGTACGTTGTGCCTATGTTGCTAGCATATACATTATTAGCATGTACATCTTCCGCTTCGATATTGTTTTTTACAATCAAGCCGCTCTTGCTCTCATCACATACACCAAACAGCGTCACATTATCCTCGTTCGGAGAGATATCAACCGGCAGGCCCACATCAGGAATTGCAACATTTTGTGTTCTTACACCGTTTTCACCTGATGGTACTTTAGTGTCGGTTATCGTAATAGTAGCAGCTAATCCGGGCGTATATTCAATCTCAGTCGGCCCTACAGTAACAGTCTCAGACTTATTTGTGGATGTCGCTTCCGCTTTCCAGACCGTTCCGGACCCATATGTGACTTTGACTTTCGTCGAATATGTCGAAACTCCAGGGTTCAAACCGGTTGTCCAGGTAAATACCATTTTGACATACGCCCCGGACAGCGCCTTATCACCATTTGACTTGCATCTGTAAATCTCCACCGAATTGATGGTTGGCGGAGTGTAGTCCAGTGACCAGATGGCATATAAGATAATGGCTGCGTTCCCCGTATAGTTACCGCCAGGCTGATAAGATGCAGACGATGCACTCGCCGATGTACCCCATCCGACAAAGGTGTAACCACTTCTTGTTGGGACGGTACTCGACAATTTTAAAGTCGTGCCGTGCGTCTTCGTCTGAGCACCTGGAGCACCAGAACCACCATTGGCATTAAATGTTACAGAATATGTTATAGCAGTCCATTGCGCCGTTAATGTTAAAGCCGCATTTCCAGTGTAATTTGCTCCGGCAGCATAATTGTTATTATCATTGCCTTTCCAACCAGTAAACCGATAACCACTTTTTGTGGGAATCGCTGATGAAAGTTTCAACGTCTGACCATAAGTTTTTGTCTGATTACCTGGAGCACCAGAGCCACCGTTTGCATTGTAAGTAACGGCATACTGTCTGGTAATCTTCGTGAGTGTCTTGGTCAGCGATTTCGACAGATTACCCGGTGATACACCAGTTTGATAATATCCGACAACTAAAACACTCTTCGAACCATCTGCATTATGCGTAACGGTCTTCGACCTCTTGGCAAGTGTTGTCGTCGTATTCTGGCCGAAACTATTATTGAATGTGTACTTAGTTCCGTCGATCGTAATATAACCATACTGGTTGTACCCGTTGTGCGTTGCGCCGCTTGCCGTGATCTTCAGAACCGCTGTTACGACGGAAGTATTATTTGCCTGGCTGACATTTGACTCTGTTACGGTTAATGATAATGAAGCGCCCATTATTCATACCTCCTTACGCCAATTCCGCCATTGTAATCGAATAGTTCCAACTGTCCTATACGCAGCGATACATGGATTCTGGCGTTATTAATATCGATAACACCTTCGTCCTCTTCGCTATCAATGTAAGCGACTTCTTCGCCATTTTTGTTGAAAGACACGCGCTCATCCGTGATTTTTACCGCAGCAATTCTTGTACTAGTGTTTTCTGTGTGTTTAGCTTGAATAGTTACAGACGGCTCTAGTTCATCAACTAGGACCGAACCAGCAATTTTCTCGACGGAATCTTGAAGACCGCCATGACGAACAATGATATAACCGTCGCTGTCCTGATCGAGAGCAGATGCCGCTACTTCTTTGCCTGTCTCGCTTCCATCATCGTAATAATATTTACCATCTTCGGCTTTCCAAACGTCGTATGTTACGCCGCCAGTTGTATACTGGTAGAACGGTTCACCGTAAATGTCGTCCTCAAGTGCGGTTTTGGTATTTGCAAGATTAGTTTCGACATTCGAAATGTCAGAGTCAATGTCCTCTGGTGCAGGCGTCCATGCGGTGGCTTTCTGGCCCTCTTCCAGCTTAACATTCGACATCTCAAGATAATCACCAACTGCAAACCACGAAGATGTCTGCTGGTCGCATCTGCATACAAGTCTGATGCCGTCTGCATCTGACGGTACGGTAAATGTCAATACACCATGGACAGATTTTTCGGTACCTTGCTCCGCAACTGGATAATCAATCACATATTTGTACTCTTCAAGCACTAAAGAAGTATTGTCAGCAGTTCGGTAGTAGAAGTACATACCCAAACGTCGTGTTGCGGTCGCTGTCTGTGCTGAAAGCATCTTGCACTTAATATCGGCAGACCATGTATATGTTTTCCCAGGCTCCAGCCCGAAGCATCCAGACGCTTCTTGAATATATTGCTGATTACTTCCTGAATAGCCAAAGTAAAACCATGGAGCATACTGAATAATAGCGGTTGTCTTTAACCCGTGCTCTGCGACAACTGTCAGTGCTTGACTTGTGTTCGGCGATACCATGTACCCAAAACCTTCCCAGTGTCCGTTAATATTTGGTCTTGTTTGGGAATTAGTGGGGTCTGGCGTGTTTGTATGCCAAATCAGATTCCGACCGCCGATTTCCAGATTGTCCACTGCGTCCATAGCAGCCAGAGACTTGTTATATGCCTGCTTAGCCGCCTCGTAACTGCTGGATAAAGAAACATCGGAATACTCGAATGTACCATCCGAAAAAGTGGTAAGATCCACAAAATATAATGAATTAGTAGACCCTTCTGTGTAACTTGGCTCTGTATCAGACCATCCGGATGGAGGCAAGGTAGAAATAGACGTTGGCTTAGCTGGCTTAGCCGCTGTCGACGCCTGGAGCTTATAGAACCTGTAATATCCAGAAATATCAACTGTCTGGGCAAGGGTGATCGATGCTCTTGCTATAATGGCCATAATTAAGCCTCCAGTCTAGCCTCAAAGATAGCTTTATTCGTTACATCGCCGGCACTGATAGATAACGTTGTTCCTGTAGCGGTTGCGGTAGTCGCCCCGTCTTTATACCACTTGACTGTTCCGAGAGCTGTGATCTGTGTGCTTGTAAGCTCGACGCCGGCTTTGTACACATGCGCAGTAAGGGTCGTAGCAATAGATGTATTCTTGAAGATCGTACCACCGGAGCTTGTCACAACCATGGTGATTGCATCCGTACCGTCCTTGCCGGTATATCTGCTCCATTTATATGAGGTTTTAGCGGTCGGCGCAGTAGATGACGTACCGGAATATACACCGATATAGATCGTGGCATCCGTAGGCGTTTCGACAAAGTTCGTACCATCTGCCGCTGTTGAGTACCGAATGTGTGTGTAATATGACGTACCATTTGTGCCGTCCGAACCGCTCTTTCCCTGCTTAGACTTTGTCACGACGGTATTGCCATCGCTGTAAGTAACCTTAGTCCAAAGCCAGGATCCTTCTGCCACGGTACTCGGGAACGTTGCAGACCATCCGGATGATGGCTGAGCTTCTGTAGTACTGGTGTTATACTCGATCTTAGTAATAGTTACAGACGTACCGTTAGTTCCAGGATTTCCTTTAAACGATACGGACCATGAAAACTCCTTGTTGATCGTAATGCCCTCGACCGTTACTGGAATAGTTAGTTTACCAGCAGCGTTAAGGGCAGATTTGAATGTCACAGTAATCGGAATAATCATACTGGATGCGGATCCGATTGATGTCGTGACATTTGTATCTGAACTCGTGACGGTCCCAACTGTTGGAGTCAACTGTTCAGAACCCCGAAACGCACTGACATTAATTGTCGCGGTCTGCTGTGTGCCGAGAGTACTAACCGCACCGTTCAGTGAGATAGCGTCCATTGACAGCATAATAGAATACGCATCAGTCAAGTCGACGATTGTGATTTGGTCGGCAGCTTTAATAGCCATAAATATAATCCCTCCTATGTAATAAGTTCGCACTGGAACGTGACTTTAGTGTCCACATTGTCCGGTGATAAAGTTAACGCGAATCCTTCCTGACTTATCATAGGATCGGTATTCACAATAACATGAAAATCGGTGTCGTCCAGACGTTTCCAATACCACTGAATATATGCGGAATTGCCAAATACCTCCCGCATCCTGGTAGCAGTTGTTATGATGTCACCAGCTTTGATGATGTTGACAGTAAGCACCGTGGAGACTGCATTGTTCTTGAATACGTTACCTCTGCTAGAGTCAACCCGCAGAAGTACAGCGTCTTCACCGTTGTCACCGTTAGTCGCGATCTTCGTTGCTGTAGACCAGGCGCTCGGTTGGATAACATAGCTTCCATTTTGACTAATCGCAACCGCAGTTGTCACCCAGCATGGATAGCCATTAGAATCAGGAATTTCTCGAGACCAACCAACCGGCAATGGCGTTAATACTCCAGATTCAAAGCGATATGTTGTCTCGATAACCGGCTGACTTGGCGGTTCATTCATCGGACTTCTCTGATACAGGAAGATTGTCGCCTGATTGTAACCAGCAATACCATCCTGAGAGAATACAGCTGGTGTAGACCACTCATCCTGCCCGATCGAGTCGTCGTCCGTCGTAGAGGTGGCTGTAGCGACGATCATGTATACCGGATCAGTACCAGATGGTAATGATTTCGTCCAGCCTTCCAATTCTCCGGATAATGTCTTAGTAGAGAAATTGTATAATAAAGACCCAGATGGGGCTGTCGGCGTAGTAGTGGAACGTTTATACAGGAACAGCTGGGCGACATTCAGACCGTCGTTACCGTCATTCCCACGTACTTTGCTCCATGTGTAAACCGTAGGATCGGATATATCAGGATCTGCAGTAATACGATTTCTGGCAATACCCATATACGGACGATCGCCTGGATCAATAGAAATATTCGTGCCCTCAGCGTCGTCGGCATAAGCAATCCAGGTATAAAAAGGTCTGCTGTTCGCCAACTCTGAAAATGACGCAGCCAATGCTCTGATCTGATCACTGATACCAGAAGTTTTAATCAGAAACTCGCCGAAAGTGACTTTATATTCTCTCCTTGTCTCTGAATATTCCAAAGACAAGACTCTTGTCTGCAGATACAGTTCGCCATTCTCATCAACCACATTAACCGTATCTCCAACCTCTATGGATGGATCCCAGAAGCTAAGAGTGATCTCATAATTCTGTTCCGGTACACATAGTTTTTTTAATTCTGTCAGTGCATGGGCGCATAGTGTCTGCTGACTTGTTGTTTCGTAGGAGTAATACCTGATAATATGCCCGGTCTGTCCTGCTATCTGATTGGGTTCGTTTTCATTGACATATCTCGACCATACAGCCAAGGCACTTCGGGAATAGAGCCTACCATCAGAACTGACATAAAAATCACCATCATCATACTTATATCCAGCTAGCGTTATCGGCTTGTCTTTGCCTTCAGGCGTACCGCCGGTGACTGCCAAACCTGTACACAGGTTGGCAATACTGGTCGCCACGACGATCTTATCAATCTCTCTGTTGACCCTCAGTTGGGCATTTTCATCTTTGCCACGTTTCTGTCGGATATTAATATATTTGTGTATTACAGTGAAGCCATCTATTTCAAATTCATAATCGATTTCAGCATTGTCAAATTGAGTGGCCGTTGATGCAATTCTCTCTGCACACGTGGACTCACCTTCCCATTTCAGCTTCCTGGTAAGGTTCGGAATTTCATTAACACCTATCTCGAAACCTGTGTCATATGCCCATTTTGCTATGTACCAGGCAATAGGTCGTGCCTGATCAGCTGTATAGGCCGGAACGATCTCATTGAGAAGATCGACACCCGCATTCTCACAGTGAATCTCAATCTCTCTATCCTTGTTATCCATCCGCTGGTCAATGATGGTCAAAAAATCAGTCCGCTTATTGACAGCCTGCCTGAGCACATAATTGCCTGCAGCAAACAGCTCTGATGCATTCTTCTGCTGACTGTGCTCAAAAGAAATGACGCAATCAAAAGATGTCAGTCCGGAATCCACCTCATCTAACGTGCTGTCATCGCAGATCAGATATCCGCTCTTCAGTTCAGTGGATGCAACCCCGAGGATATTCATCTTTCTGTCAGCAATATAGATGATCACAAGAATACCTCCCTGTATCTCAGTTTGAAGGTTGGCTTATATGTATCTTCTACCCAGTCCGAATATGAACAGTGAATCTGGTTAATACCCGGAGACAGATAGAAGTCTTCCCAGTCATTGCCCAGTGCACCTAGCCCAGGTTCTCTGGTGTCATTTCTATATACTTCTGCAACAGAAGTATCAGCCAATATCGAATCGTTAGTACTAAATGTATGATCTATATTGACCTGCTCCGCTACTTTTTCTTCTGTATATTCCGTTTTTGAATTCAGCACAGAGTTAGATGTAAATGTCGCCCAGTATATACCATTGTATTCAATGGGGTGGCGTGTACCGTACACAAAGAAGTTAAACTGCATCCTGGTAGCGATCATTTCTTTGATGCTGTTATCTACAAAGGAATATTTATACTGCTGATCGTACCTCTGGCCATCTTTATTACGATACGGAATCGTAAATGTTACAGTATTACCCTTTTTTACAATAGACACTCTAGACGGACCACGTCTAAGCGCAATAAGTTTTTTCTGCTTATTTGCCGCACGTCCCCACCCCGCAATCGCATTTGTTGCGGATACGTCAACGGTTAATGACTTCACTTTAACACCGTTGACGATTAAGCTTAACAATCCGTTTGAGCCCTTCGTATTCTTATAGAATTCTACGCCGGCAATGATCTTATTGTTCGAGTGATTCCATATTAAGCACTGTTGAGAACCAATGCTCGCCGATGCGGTCTGCTTATTGTGAGAACATGCAAACCTGAAACCATACTGAACCGTCCAGTCTTTAGCCTCACTTTTGTTTTTGCTATCATTTGGAATTGTCTTTAAGATTGACGGCCCATGTAATTTGCTTCCGCTTCCGTAACTAGACGGCTTAATCGCAAATTCATTGGTTTCCGCGCCGGCATAGGCGCTGGCCGTCACACTGCCTGAAAATACCTGATCCGAAGCATATGTTTTGACTCCTGTATTTTTTGACCAGTCTGTCGGCACCTTATTAAATACTGCGTTAACAAGACGTTCCGAACTGTACCAAGTCGTTGTTGTTCCTTCCCGGATAACTGTTCGGTACTTCACCGACTCAGTATTCCCCTCATCAGGATTGCCGAACTGAAGAACTTTTTCATTTTCATTCATAAAAGCTACAAAGCCGCAGTCACCATCATGGTTATCTGCAGCATCTGATTGATAGAAATCCGCCTGCAGTGTTGGAAATGATCGATATGTCCCGCCATAATCAACGATAAATGTATCGCTCTCTTCCGCATCCGGATCAGGGCTGACCTCGTATTCCTCCACAGAGTATTTAAAAGGATCCATGCAGAGGATCTCAAAAGTGGATACCACCCTGTTAGTTCCCCAGGGAACCTCCCCGGCATTGTGCGGGGTCCCTATGTAATACTTGTCCGGCTCATCCGCAAAGATACACTGTACCTCGGTCACATTAAGGAGATTGCAGAGGGAGATGTACGCCTCTCTGAATGCCTGATCATCTGCACAGAGAAGCTGATATTCTACGGTGATCACCCTGGCGGGGAATCTTGAGCCCTTCAGGCTGGCACCGTCTCGGTAACCAACCTCAAAAGTCTCAAGATCCCGTAAGAGGAGTTCTCTCCCGGACACACGCAGCGTGCGGTATCCGGGGATCTCATCCTCAATATATGTACCATCGATCGACAGGGCCTCTGCCGGAAGGGCAGGGAACGGAACATCTTCGATCGTATCAACAAAAGTATACTGTGCCATTATCTCTGCCCCTTTCTGCGGTTTTCATTTCTGGTTTTCCTGTCCTGAATCTGCGTTATATCATCCACGATCTCGTGAGCAACTTCACGGCCATTCAGATCTGTATGCACATGGATCTCATAACTGGATTCCATCATATAGTTGAAGTCTTCATTCAGCTGTCCTCCAAATGCGCCTGCATATGCTGGCTGATATTTATTGAAAGCTGACATGTCCGCCAGACGCTGCATAGCATGACGAACTCTGCTGATCCTGTCCTCGGTGCCGTTGACAAGACCATCGCCAATCCACCGGCCATACTGCGTAGTGATCTTGGAAGGAGATCCGATCTTTGCCGCCGCAGCCATGGCCTGCATAGCTTTGTTTGCCAGTCTGGAAGCTGCTGCAGCTACTGCGCCATACCTGGAGTTTAGGCCATTGACAAGACCCTGTCCCATGTAAGCGCCGGCAGAGTATGCTCTTCCATAGCCGCTGCGCATTCTGGAGGCTACCGCACTGATGATACTGGATGTAATAGACTGTGACCGCCTCATGCCATTCTGCAGACCTGTTGAGAAGCCCGTACCGGCCTTCTGACCACTTGCTGCAGCCTTGGCCGAAAAACTGTTCAGTGTACTTGCCATGGCTGTATTTGAAGATTGTACGGCAGTCTGAGCACGCTTCATGCCTGATTCGATCGCTGTGGAATACCCCTGAGCAGTCTGTGTTCCTGCGCTCTGTGCCTGTGAAGATGTACTGGAAAGACTCGTCGTGATCTGACTTGTGGCTGAAGACACGGTGCTCTGCGCTGCTGTAAATCCTGATGAGATACCTGTGTTGAATCCAGTCCCCATAGACTGTCCTGCCTCAGAACCGGCGCCTTGGGCTGCACTGTTAAGCACACCTGCGGTTGCCTGCACCTCACTGGCCGCTGCAGTTGTCAGCTGACTACCACCCTGCTGACCGCCTTCGCCCCAACCTGTCAGACCGGAGAAAAGACCGCCGATCTTATCACCGATACTGGTAAAGCCTGAGAAGAGACCGTTTCCGATTGCATTCAAGATATCGGTACCGACTGCTGCCCAGTCTGTAGCCATGATAGTGTCGATCAGTGATGTAATGATCTGAGGAATTGCCGCAATCAGTGTCGGGATTGCCTGAACAAGCCCCTCTGCCAGCGTGCCAATGACCTGCGCTGCCGTACCAAGGATCATAGGCAGATTTTCAATGATGCCCTGAACCAGCGATGTGATCAGTGTAATACCATTCTCTATAATCGTCGGCAGATTCTGCACGATGCCTGTGACCAATGTGGTGACGATCAGTGCCGCTGTGCTGAGGATGGTCGGCAGATTGTTTTGAATACTCTGGCCAAAGCTCTGGATAGCGGCCATACCCTGCTCGATCATGAGCGGAAGGTTGCTGACAATGCCCTGAGCCAGCGCCAGAAGCAATTCCATACCGGTAGATATCAACTCCGGGATTGCAGTCAGGATACCGGACACCAGTGTCATAACCATATTGATGGCTGACGGGATCAGTGTCGGCAGTGAACTTGCTAGCCCCTGTACCAGAGACTGGACAAGCTGTACGCCGCCCTGGATAACTGCCGGTGCATTTGCAGTGACCGTATCCATCAAACCAGATACCAGCTGGGCACCCGATGCGATCAGTGACGGAAGCTGCGTTGTAATACCGTTTATCAGTCCGCTGATAATCTCCGGTCCCTTGGTCTGGGCCATGGTCAGCATTTCATCAATCTGGTCGCCGAACTTCTGATAGAGCAATCCAAGCCCTGCCAGAGCTGTGGCGATCAGCGCCGCAGGAAGCAGTGCTTTCATGGCAAGCCCCATCATGGCCTGAAGCCCGGAAGCCATCTGTCCGCCAACCGCCAGTATGCCTTTTCCGACCACACCGGCTGACTTGGAAACCACCGGCCCGATCTTGGCAAATACCCGGCCAACCTTGGTACCACTCAGGAACATGTTGGTCATGCCCTTACGGACCGCATTCCCTGTCAAGACAAACTGCCTGAAGCCCGCATTCATGGTTGCCACTTTGCCCTTAATCCCTTTGGGTACCACCTTGGCCATGGCGCCACCGATGCCCTTGGCAGTGTTTAACATACTGCCGGCAGATTTTCCAAGCTTACCCGGAATGGAAGTTGCCAGGTCTGCTACAGAACCGATGCCGCCTTTGAGACCTGCCCATGTCTCACTCTGGAAGAAACTCCCAGCCATTACTGTAGCAAGGGATGCTCCGCCAACCGCTGCAATCTGTTTGAAGGAATCAGGAAGCTTATCACTCAGTGAGATCACCTTATCCAGTGCACCGGCAAGTCCACCACTATCAAAGGCTTCTGTAATATCATCAATGACTGCTGCAATCGCCTCGCCATCAATGGATCCGACCTTATCAATGACCTTCTCAATGGCACCAATCGCATGCCCCTGTAGCTTATCAAATGCCGGCTGAAGAGTATTGGTAATCGTCTCACTCAGGCCATCCATCGCCTGACCTGCTGTTTTGTAGGTCGTTGCCAGGTCAGTAAAGGCTTCACTAGTTCCAACTTTCTCGACAGCTGCAAAGAATTCTTCTGTCTTGATCTTTCCATCCTGTACGGCAGTAACCATTTCAGATGTGGTCATGCCCATCTCTTTCGCAATTGCCGAAATACCTGCAGGTGTCTGCTCAAGCATCAGTTTAAAGTCCTGCCACGCAACTGTCGGTTTAGCCGCCATCTGAACGCCTTGCTGCGAAAGTGTCTTCATGGCCTGTGTGGGATTCTCAGCAGCGGAAGCCAGACCACCAAAGCCCTTGACCAGGTTCTCTGCAGATTTAATGCCGACTGCATCAAGCTGCGCAAAGGTTGTGGACATGTCGGATGCACTATAGATGGTCTGCTGTGCGAATGCCTGCAAGGATTTCTTGGTCGCATTGATCTCATCGATCGTATGACCATTCATTGTGGCATTCTTTTCAAAGGTCTGCCAAGCAGCGGATGTATTTCCAAGCTCTGAGATAAAACTTCCCGCAGCACTTGTTATCGTAGAAAAGGCCTGCTGACCGATACCTGCCAGGACACCGAAACCAAGCCCCTTGGTGAGTTTGCCGGTGAGCGAGTCCAGTCCGCTTGCCGCTTTGGACATCGTCGAGCTGAAGTTCTTATCTTCGGCGCTGAGTATCGCCTTGACGCTGTAACCTTCCGGCATCGTATCAACTCCTCTCTTTGTTCTTCAAAAACTTGCCAAGCACCGAATCCGCCTTCTTCTTTCCGTGAAGCACCTCATCGATCAGGCTGCTGTAATCGAAGAACTGTTTAAAATTCCTAAAAGCCATCCGTGCGTTTTTGCCCTTGCCTTTCCGTCCGCGCACTCGCAGATTCTGGAAGGCCATATTGTGGACCCAGTATTCCCGGTCGACCTTCTTCAGCTGCACGGCCTTCATCAGCAGGTCATACTCACGGATCGTCAGCCGGTCAACTTCGTCCAGGCTTTTATAATCCAGATACCGGAAGCAGTTAAGGGCGACTTCTTCATAGAGTTCGTCAAAACTCAGGCTTCTCCGCCCGCTGTCTCCTGTCTGGCAATCAGATCCTGAATCTTCTGGTAGGTCTTTTTCGTACAGTTGCACTGCGATAAAAAATCCAGCAGATCAGCAAATATCTGGTCGATGTCAGTGTCCGGGTCCTCCAGATAAGCCTCCAGTGCCTGTCTGGTCAGTCTCGGATCCTGTCCTTTGTTACCGGCGATCAACGCATCGCACAGGTCTTCGATGTTGCCGTCCTCAAGTCCTGCGATCAAGAAGTAAAGGCCGAGATTCTCCTCACGTCCCGTAACGCCTTCTGTCTTTTTCTTCACGCGGCCCTGGACTTCCCGAAGGAAGCCAAAGCCAAAATTAAACTGATAGACTGTGCGGTCTATCGTCAGTTCGAATACCATTTATCTCCTCCACGAAAAAGGGACCCTGTTTAGACCCCTGTCTTTGTAGTATCAGCGAATACGTATGCTGCAGCTTCCTGCTGATCAGTGGTCACAGTGACATCACCGTCTGCACCCTTGCCATTGATGCCGAAGGTCAGGGAATACTCCACATAATCCTCTGCATTGGAAGTCTCCTCAAAGGATGTCAGATAGCCCTGGTAATAAGTCCCCTTGAACTTATTGTCGCCGGTACCCGGATCTTCCAGATTTGCACGCCAGATCTCCAGAAGCTCGTCATCGAGCATTGCCTTCTTCAGTTCGTCGATGATTCCATCACCCTTCTTGAAGATGGATGTGGATGTCACTTCGATCTCAGCTTCGCCCGGAGTTCTGATCGCTCCATCCTTGGTCGCGGTAGAATCTGCATCCTTGCTGATGCTCAGACCGTTCTCTGTAACAAAAGCGATATTGGTGCCTGTCTTCTGTGCGGATTTAGATTTGACACGATACAGGAAGATGATCTTCGTTCCCTTGACTGCTTCGTTAAAGAGCTGCAGGTCAATTTTAATCTCTTTCATTTTGCATTTCTCCTGTCTAACTAAACTTATGCCCAGACTGCAGAATACCATGCAGAAGGGGCTGTGTGGTTGTATTGTCCGGAAGGATCTGCTGGTTCATACCGTCCACCATCCATCCGAAATTTTTTGTATGTTCGATGCCTCGAAGGCCTGTCTTGATCTTCAGAAGCATTTCTGACACCGTTCCCCGCTGATGCGGATCATTATGCCAGACATGGATTGTCAGCGAGACACGGCCAAAAACGGCACTCTTGTTTGGTGTATCGTCCTGGACAGTATCTCCCAGATAGACAAATGGGTACGGCGTGCCCTCAGGCGGTAGCATCCCGTCATGGACACTATCCTCTCCAAACAAGCCAACGAGCATCTGTCTGACTGCTGTAAATAATTCCTGCTGCGGATCCATCTGCGTCACCTCATCAGTCTTTCCAGATCACTCTTGAATTGAATCTTCTGTGCATTATGAGCCGGATGCATATAGGGCTTCGCATTCATAAAGCGAGTTCCATACTCCACATATGGCGCATATTCTGCTGTCGGTTCCACCTCTGCGGTCATACCACCATCTGTGATCCTGAGACCGATGCTTCGCTTCAGGTTACCGGTATCCACCGGCGCGCCCTTCATGGCCTTCTGCTGCAATTCTGCACCGTTCATCTGGACGACACGCTTTACAGCTTCCATATTGCCATTCACCTTTAACTTCGCCTGGAGCTCCTTGGCCCCCACAATTTTGATCTTCGGCATCACTGCACCTCCGATACAACAAATGTTTCCTTCACCAGCAGCTTCCGACGATGATCAACGATGTAGACTGTATCGCCGATGCGGATGTTATCAAAAGGCTCATTATAATGGTTCTGGAGCTGGATGGTCAGGCTGCCCTGCCGGATCCGTCCATAGACCAGCTTCAGCATGGCTTTTGTTGTGTCCATGACATCTGCTGATCTTGGTGTTTCCGTAACGACCGGTTCACTATAATTTCCAGTCTCCGGATCATATTCTCCTTTGCTGATCCTTCTGAACCAGACTGTCTGATCATATCTCAAATGAATCTCACCCGGCCCTTTTTCGCATCTGTCTGCCTGGAACGCCATTCGTCAATGTCTTCCCTGAATGCAGCAAAGTCGTCATCTGACCATGTGATGCTCTCACCTTCCACCGAATGCGATGCGAAGCCTTCAGAACCGATGCGGTTGAACCTGGCCACGGTCACTTCATTGATGATATAGACGAGCTCATCAGGTACGTCTTCCACGCCCAGAAGGAAGCAGAGACGTTCTTTGGTAAGGGTTATGATCACTGACAGCTTTCCATCCTGCAGGTCATCTGTGAGCCCCAGAAGCTTCTTAATGATCTCAAGCATGGATCATCACCCCTCTGCTGTCTTCTTCCTTCTGGAAGTTTTCTTCGGAGCCGGGGCCGGTGTTTCTTCCGTGACAAGTTCTACTTCCGGAACGACTACAGACACCGCAGGGCCCTCCGGCACTTCCATGATCAGCGGAATACCTCTGGCATTATCCGGACCTGCAAGCTCGGCGATACGCTCCGGGGATACCGTAACACCCGCTCTTGGGAACTCATCACCCGGATTGTACTGGTGGCAGATCTTTCCGCCCTTGGTGTTCACGCCATCCTGAAGGTCGTGAAACATTTCGATTACTCTGTACATGGCGTTCTCCTTTCATGGATCAGGCGGACACCGTATGTGATGCCCGCCCGCTTATCTGTTATGATCAGGCACCGGTCACAGTGGCCTTCACCTTAACAAGGGCCTTCTGGTTGTCCTTGCTGATGAACTGGCCGGCCTTGCCTGCGCCCTGAAGGGCAGTGCCGTCGAAGTCATGGGCTTCGATCGCTCTTGCGGTCTCGATACCGGTAAACGGTACACCGATCTTTGCAACACCTGCAATGCAGATCTCCTGCGTAGCCGGAGTGGCTGCAACATATCCTTCCTGACCCTGGGTTCCGCTGGCCTCAGTGGCTTCTGTTGCAACAAATGCGGAAGTCGGCAGCTTACGGATGACGAAATCCTTAAACATGCGGACCTCGTTGCGGTCGATGTTCACCTCAGAGCCCTTAGCCGTGGTGGACAGGCCGTTGTCAACGATCGCATTGTACAGGGCCGGGGTCACTGCAGCCACTCTGGTGAGGGTCTCGTCAACTTCGATGTCTGTCAGGTAGGCATCCATCTTGTTGAAGATCTCGATCGCCTGGGCGGAAGTGATCGTGTCGGCAGATGCCAGAGTGATCTCAACAGTCTTACCGGCATTTGCGGACAGGTAAGCACCCTGCTTTGCATTGAACTTGCCGGTGATGGCGTTGGAGATCTTATCCATCTCGCGGGCATTGGCTGCATCAAAGTCCTCATTGACTGTATGCTTGTCGATACCCTCGTGGTATACCCAATCCCATGTGTACGGTACATCCTCATCGGTGTACTTCACCTCAGTACGGTTGCCGAAACGGTTGGTAGAGCCGGTGCCGCTACCGAAGGCAACATTCGCGCCGGTATTATAAGCCGGTGTGCCGCCCTCCTCCAGGGAGCCTGCATTGACAGCCGCTGCCACATCGTCGGTCTTGATGGTAAATGCCACGTCCTTGTGGCTGATGCCGTCCAGGATCTGAATATCTGTAAAGAAGTCAGACCAGTAGGCCTTGACCTTGAAGACGCTCTGCAGGATGTTGTGCAGCTGCGGCACAAAAGATCTGATCGGCTGGTTCTGGTTTTCGCCATCTGTAAAAAGCTGAAGATTCATGAAATTGCTTTTCTTCATGTGTGATTCACTCCTATCTCTTATACTTATTTGCGACAGCAGTGTACGGATCCACCGCACCGCCGCCGTTATTTCCATAGTCTTTCGGGGTCCTTCCGGTCGCCCGCTTTTCCTCCTGGGCCTTCCGGTCTGCCAGGATGATTCCGACAAGCTTCTTGACATTACTCTTGGCAGCATCCGCATCCCCGGTCACGACCAGATCAAGGAAATCCTGGGAAGCGCTGATACCTTCCGGCATGGCCTCCACATCAGATGCCACAGACTTCCTGAGAGCATCTGTTGCGATCTGCTGTTCCAGTTCCTTGATGCGGGCATCCTTCTTTGCAGCTTCCTCGGCAGCCTTCTTTTTGTCGGCCTCCTCCCGCTGCTCCTTGGACATCCGCTCATACTTGCGGGCTTCTTCCTTGGCGTCTTCCAGATCCTTGGCATGGGCTTTCTCCCAGTCCTTCTTATGCTTGGCAACGATACGGTCAACATCCGCATCAGTGTAGGTACGGGGCTTGTCTTTGCCCTCATCCTCTTTGCCCTTCTGCTCTGGATCCTTGGCACCTTCACCGCCGTCTCCGCCATCCGCACCGGCATCATCACTGCCGCCTGCACCCGGATCATCATCAAACAGCTGCAGGTTGAATCTGCTGTGCTTCTTAAAGTCGCCCGGTCTCTTCACTGCCTTCTTTGCCACCGGCATGTCGTTCATTCTTTTCATATCAAATTCCTTTCCGCCCCTCCCGGGGCACTCACGTAGCTTTGTCTGCCCCTCCCGGAGCTGCGGTTCCACGTCCTGCCAACTAAGGTTAAATGATCCGGACATAATCCGGATAGGCATCTGCCAGCATGCACATGCCAATAAAAAAGGAATCAACCAGAGTTCGCGATTCTCCGGATAATTCCTTGAATTCTATATCAACCATTCCTGGCGATATGCTGTATGAAATTGTATCGTCTGTCAGGCTCTCAATGGACCTGATCAGCGTCTGGGCCAGCGTACTTGCGCCGGCGCAAATAATGTCCTGCCCGACCGGAGCCGCTCTGGCGTGGCCGTGGACGGCTATATGATTTTTAGTTACGGAGACTTCAATCATGACTCACCTTCTACTTCATGGAGAAACTCAACGTTGTCTTCCCGTTCACGGTATCGACAACCAATCGTCCCCTGGAAATTATATCCATACCGATCAGAACATCACAATCATGGTTTTCCAGCGGATATTCTGTGACAAGGACGTTTTCAAACCTGAGCTCATCAGCAATCTGTATGTCGATATAATATGTTGGGGCTTCAAAATTCCCAGCTGGTGTAATACATGTTCTGGTGCCAACACATTGAAGCTGCAGCTGCTTCGCCAGTTTTTTGGAAATACATGACGTTCTTGATCCGGTATCCCAGAGGGCAAGATTCCCCAGTGATACTTTACTTCGATGCACGGCATAAACCGCAACCGGAGTAAGCGGCCGATCAACAACCTCCTCATACTCTGTCTGCATCGTATGGTCTATAATCGTTGTGAATGATTTCGGATGGTTTTCTCTCTTTCCTTCAGGATCATCAATGATATCAATCAACCCACAAAATGTCGCATCCATACGCTCTCCCTCTGTGATCATCCGTTACCTTGCCTCCGCTCCGCTGACGCCATTACATCTGATCGAGAACATCAGTCCGTCAATCTTTCCATTGAGGTAAGCCCGTTCTCTGTCCGATGCCATATTCTTGAGCTCGCGCTCCTGGTAATCACATCTGGCCCGAAGTTCCTGATTCTCCAGACAGATCTTCAGAGCATGGTCGAGCAGCTCTTCGGTGGTCATAGAGCGCAGCTTCTCCTCGATTGCTGCACGGTCATTTAAGGTTGTCTCTGATTTACAAATTGCTCCTGTTTCACACATATGTTTTCCTCCGTTTTTTGGCATGAAAAAAGCACCGGGTGTCCGATGCTTTGTGATTATTGACCAAGTACTTTTCTTTCAAAATCTTTATTTAGCCTTAAGTTATATTTTTCCACATAATATACAAGCGATGAAATCCATGAGTATTCACCGTCTGTCATTCCACAATATTCTCCGGGTATATAATCTCCGCTAAAAAAATCTTTTGCCCTTCCCGCTGCCGCATATGTTTTCTTTCCGTTTTTAAGATAAGCTATAATCTTCTCCATGCCAAAATAAGGCTTTGAATTCATGTTATCTTTCATGCTTGGAAAGCCCATTCCCGGTCCGTACTCGTTATACTCAAAAAGGCACTTTGACATACATACTCACCTTCACTTTGGAGAAAACTCTTTAAATTCTCCTGTGGATTTAATACTGTGATCTATTTCACCATCATTGTACCACATTTGAGCAAGTATGTCACTATCACTTATAAATAAATCTCCTCCCTCAGAAGTCCATAATGTTTCGGTTGGCGCAAGAACAATTACCCTTAATTCGTTAGCAAGTTCTTGAGCAAATTCACTTTTACGAGATCCCGCTCCGCACGATAAAAGCCTGATGTTTCCGCCTCTATATGTTGGTTCATTTCTAAGAATCTCCGCAAATTCCTTTGCAGTATATCGTGTCAAAACTCCGTTGGTCGTTTCATACTCTATCATCGACTCTTCAGGCACTCCATGCACGCCAAAGTCTTCATAGCCTTTAATTGGTTTTACATTTTGCAGATTCTTATACAGTTGATCTTTATGATTCACGTAAGCTCTTGACAAAGGTTCTGGATTTTTTCTTTTTTCGCCATCATTTTGTACTTCCAACCCTACCCCCGTCTCTCCCGCAGCTTTGGCATTCAACCAGGCGTCGTATGAATCTCTATCCATCCATGCCGCCGTACTGCATCTGCAATTCGGATGCACTGGCGGCGCGTTCCTCCCAATTTGCATATCCTTCACTTTGAAGTGCTTGCCATTGATCGCCGCGCAATGTTCACAGGCGGTCGATCCCAGAGCAATGAATTCATACTCATCATAGCCATTCTCCTGGAATGACACCTTCTGTGCTTCCGTCTGCACTCTGGCCAGCTCCGTCCGCATCAGGCGTTCTGCATCACTCTGTGATACACCCATGCGCTTGCGGATGTTGGCTGCCAGTACTCTCGGGTGCCGTCCCTGGATGATCCCGGTGCTGAGTTCCTTGGCCAGTTCTGCCTTCAGGACGTCCTGTGCGGCCCATATACGGTCGGAGAACCGTGCATGGTGAAATGATGCATTGACAATGCTTCGTGCCCATTTGGCGTTATCCTGCACCGTCTTGCCGAGGATTCCGGCCTGTCTGGCAAGCTCAGCAGTCGCCCGGTCATACAGGGCGCCGTCCATCACCTGCGTGATCTCGTCAAAGCCCCTGACCATCTCCAGACCGATGGAAGACTTTAAGAGCTCCAGCCGGTTGACCTTCATGGTCATGTTGTAAAGGCTCATCTCCTTATTGGCCTGTTCGGAGAAGAAGCCTTTGTCTGTGGATCCGGGTGCCCGGCGCTCTCTGGCTGCTTCCGCAACATATTTCTTTGCCTTCCGAGCATATTCTTCAATGTCCAGCTTCTCAGCCCGCTTCATGGCCTCAGTCATCGTGATGCCTTCCTGCTTCGCGTACTTGCCGTAGAAGCCGTTGATCTCTTTGGTAATCTCATCCATCATGGACTGGTAGATCTGCTGCAGCTGCTTCTGGATCTCCCGCTCATCGCTGATATTGTGCCTGCGCTGCTCTTCCTCGCGCTGGCGCCAGTATTCCTCACTGCTCGTCCTTGCCATCCGCTGTCACCTCATCGGTGTCATCAAACATGCGGTCTGCGATGGATGCGGCAGCGGCATCAGCCTCCTCCTTCTCCATGCGCTCGATCTCGGCATCCGGATCCGGAACGATAGAAGGCATGACAGACAGCTGTGTCCGCCTGCTGACGATACCCGCAAGCTTGCCGGCGTTGTCCGCCTCCTCTGATATGTTGTTCGGGATATTCCGGTGCATGGTGATCTCGATCTCTTTCCAGGCATCCTTATTGGCCACATTGGTCTGCAGGGAACAGAAGATCTTGTACCGCTTCCTGAGGGACTTGGTGATCTTCCGGTCAAAGGTCCGCGCCAGATTGTTCATGGGCTGAAGCTTGAAGAACAGGGCCACACCCGATATCGCACTGCTGAAGATGTCATCATCGATATCAACGATCATGGATATCTTATGGATCAGGTTGTCCAGGCGGTCCAGAAGATTCTCCTGCGTGCCGTCTGCTGTAGGTTTCTGGAGGAACTGCACCAGGATGTCTTTTGCATTATCGGTGCCGAAGATATTGATGATCCGATCATCACGGATCCGGCGCACACCGTCCTCATCCACCTCGGCTCCAAGGATGGCTAGATATGCCTCAGCGAAAGCATCCACATCATTGGCCTTCTCTCCGATCGTATGGCTGTAGACCTCGTTCATGCCTGCGATATGCTCATACAGGCCGATATGTTCATCATTCAGCATCCACTCCACCACAGGGATCATGCCATATGGGTTAAGATCTGCATCCGCTTCTGACTGAAGCCTGCCGGCGTCAAAGTGTGCGATGTATGCCGGTGTCATCACCTCGCCGTACATTTCGCCCTTGCTGCCATCCTCCCGCTCGTGATAGCTGTAGCGGACAGCAAAGAGGGCCCGGTGGCGGATGGAGTCATCATAGACCACAAAGAGCTCCTTCGGAGAGAACCGGGTCACCCTTGTCTGGGCATCCTCATCCTGGTAGAAGTACTCCCAGGCATGACCATACTTACAGCACATCTTGCCCAGTTCATACTCATGATCTTCAATGTTATTGGTCGTCTCAAAACTATTGATCGCATCCTGGACCTTCTCATCCGGGTGAGTCTTCCTGATTGGAACGCCGTATCCATAGCCAAGAAAGTCTTCTGTCAGCTTTCTGGGATAGTTGACTGCCAGGCGGTTGTCCGGTTTCCAGGCTTCCTTCTCAGGTCCGTTGAACACATCGTGAAAGCCTTCATACATGTTTTCCAGATATGCGTATCTCGGCAGCCGCTGTTCATGCCGTTTGATATATTTTTTGATCAGCTCCATGGTGACCGGTACATCCGGATCACAATAGAGCGGTTTCGGCAGCTGATAGGGCCGCCTTGATCTGTTCGCCATTATATGCCTCCTTTGAAGGTCCGAATGATCGGTTCATTCGTGATGCTGCGCTCGATTGTATATTCAAAGGCATCCAGTGTATCGATATCACTGCTGCCGTCATCGAGCCGTTCATCCTCCTGTGCCTTCTGGTTCCAGACTGCTTCCTGGAGCGCTGTGGAGAGCGTCCCGCAGTCTTCTGTAACAAAAAACAGCCCTGCTCCCATGAGCCTGACTGTGTAATCTATTCTATCTTTGATTCTCTTTTTCGCTGCCGGCTTGACCGTGATCCGCGGATACTCCTTCCGGCAGACATTGCGGATCGTCTGGCCAAGGACCGTCTCGGCATTGTCCCAATAGACATCTGCCGGCATCCCATACTTACTGACCACTTCACTGACAAAGCCCAGGAACAGATCTCCAAGAATGTTGGCGTCAATCCCCTGGGGATAGTCAGCATTCATATAGCGCCTGCTCATCAGTGGCTGAACGATGCCATTCGGATAAAAACCGGTCGCTACGAAAGAATGGCCGGAGCCATTACCGCCGAAGTCTACCCCGATCACTATTTTTGAGAGCGATGCCCGGTTTGCATCATGCAGGAATTTTTCTGGTGCATCTGCAAACTTCCGGTAGATAGCACCTTCTGCCCGCTTCCATTTGCCATCGATCAGCCTGTCATAATAGATCGTCCCGGCATACTCCTTCTTAAGTTCTTCCACATAGTGGGCCGGGAGGAATGGATTGTCATCGATGGTGTACCGCTGCAGGTAGATATCCGCATCGGAATCAATAAACTGCTTCAGCCAGTGCGTCGGATTCTCCGGGTTGCAGGCGCCGTCAAAGCAGGAATACTCCTTGTCCAGACGGGACTTAAGCATCTCGAAGACCTCTTTGTTCCACTTGGCAATCTCATCACCGTAACAGTACTTGAAGGATGCACCTTGGATCTTTGCCACCTGGCTGACCTTCTCAGCGCCGAGACAGTAGGTCTCTTCGCCAAACAGCATGGCCGTGTTCTTGCTGGATATGATGGAGCCTATCCGCCGCGGACCGTAGATCTCACGCATCGGCTGCAGGACATTTCGCTCGATGGTACTTCTGGAAACACCAATGATTACAGACAGGCCCGGTTTTCCCTTGCGTTCAATGATCCGCTTGGGGACCACGGCAGCGGTATCAACATAAGACTTGCCCGACCTTACTGCCCCGGACTTGATATTCCAACGCTTATTGGCATGGTCCAGATACTCAATCTGCTTCGGTGTCAGCGTTACCATGCTTCATTCCCTCGATAAACCGGAGTACCTGATCATCATCTTCAGTGCCCTGTCCGGAGCGGATCCGTTCGATCTCTGCCTGCAGGCGCTCTGTCTCAGCCTTGGTCTTAGCGATCTGCTCCTGAAGGCGCTCGATCTCAAGCTGGTCACGTCTGTGCTTATCTTCCAGATCCATCCAATCTGCAAAGACCTGGGCTGCCTGTGAGTTGCCGTGGATGCCTGCGATCATCTGCCCCATAGCCAGTGCGGACAGACCGTCAATGTCTCCCGGCTCCACGGTGTTAATATCAAGCCCCCTGCGCTTCAGGGCATTGAGACCTATCTCATTAAGGGGGAGGGCAGCAGCCTTCTTTGCTGCTTCTGCAAGGGATAAGTTTCGGGCACGCTTTTCGCTTCTTGCAGCCCTTCCTTTTCTTCCATTTTCGGACGCTTCTCGACCGCTTACAAACTGTGTATCCGGGTTCCCACGCTTCAGATTGTCCAGCTGTTTCTTGCTCTGAGCCATCCACTAACCACCACCCTCGGTGATGTCCGGAAGAACCGTTCCCGGCAGTGACCATCTGGTTCCAAACTGGTCAAGTATGGAGTGGAAATCTTCAACATCATGCGGTATGATCTTGTATTCCAGCTCGCCGTCTTTTTCACTGATACCGATATGCTGCAGTTCATGCCAGAGCAGGATCTTGATCTGATTCTCAGACAGTCCCACAATATTGTTTTCATAAATGATAATCCGGAAGTCATACGGGCAATGAAGCATCCATTCAGGCGTTACCTTTTTGCACTCACCAATGACCTCCCGACCTGCGCTTTTTTTATCAACAAAACTCCGCTCATAGCTGATCCTGACACCCATGCTCCGGATCCAATGAAGAGCCGGCACCGCATCGATCACGGCCTCGGCTATCTGTTTATAAGTTTCGGAAAATTCATAATCCATGCGGTCACCTCTTTTCTGCCACGCAAAAGGACCGCCATTACTGACGGCCCTTGCCTAAGTTTGGAGGGAAACTTATGAAAAAAGTTGTGTGGTGATCTTTGTTTACGGATATCATATTTTCAAAGGAGTTATCACGATTTTGGCCTCCTCCAAACTATCCACAATATCATAATAACACGGAAAAAGTGATTGAGTAGGCCATCTTTATATTTCACCCAGGTTGACAGCCACTTTGTAGAGCGTCCTCTGGCATATCCTGTGCATCTGCCGTTCGCTGTATCCGGCATTGATACATTCATACGCCCTTGGCCTTCTCCGCCATCTTCCATGCTTCCAGTACCGCTCCCTGATCACTTCCAGGGTGGCGCCGTCATAATCCTTGACCGCATCCTCCACAGCCTGCACCTCGCGCCTGAGCCGGTTGTATCTGGCGTGGGTCGTCAGCCGGACACCGGCGTTCCCGGTCGGATCCGAGTGAACCGGTTTCGAACTGTTACCGCTTTGCTCCGGATCGCGGGTCATTACCTCCTCGATGCATCTTGCCAGTTCCTTCTTGGACTCCGGATATCTGAGCAGCACTAATGTCGCCTGCCTCCATGCATCTGAAGGCAATTTGTATTTACCCACTGGGCATCACCATCCTCATCTACTGTTTCTTCCTAATCACGCCACGGTCAACCAGGAGCTGAGCCACGTCAAATCCGGTCTCTTCCCTCAGGAGCCTGATAAATGTGTCGAAGTCATAACCTTCCTTGCGCTTGTGATCATAGTCATCCACGGCACAGTCATATTTGGTAAGGACATTCTCCATAAAGCGAAGCAGGCGGTCCTTACCGAACCCGAATGTGTCATGCAGGGCAACACAGGGCAGTGTCATCATCACTACGAAACATTTATCTGTTTCCATTGCCAGGCGCCTTTCAAACTCAGCATTGAGTCCCCTGCTGACACCGTCTGCAACCATCTTCCTAAGCTGCTCACGGGTGACTGTGAAGACAGCATCGTTCTTGGCTTCCATCCGCTTCTGCCTTCTTAGTTCTGCTCGGTTCATGAGTGGTCACCACCTTCTCTCATGTTCCAGTGTTTGGCGGTCGCTGCGACGTCCCTGTCGTCATCTCCATACATCAATATCATTTTGCACGATCTGCATCGGACAAATACTGATCCGTACTCATTCTTGTCGATTTCTACCGGATTGCCACAAAACGGACACGGCTTTAATTCAACCATCCGCCTCACCTTCTATTCTGTACAAATTTGCATACTGCTGCGTTACAGTTACTGTAGCGTCTGGTTCTCCAAGTTCTTCGTCCAGCATCTCTTTCAGTCCATTTGTCAGACTGCCGTTAACAAAATCATCTCTCAGTTCTTCAAACGGACGCACACCATCCTGTTCTTCGATGTGCACATCAATCTCCACAAATGCTACATATCTGCCTTTAATCATCCACATCACCGTCCTTATCGCAACACATAAATCCGCAGATGTTGTCTGTATTAAAAAGTGCAATATTCCTAAGGTTCTTGATGAATTTTAACATTTTTCTGCTTTCAGTCCATTCAAAGTCTGCTGCCCAGATGTGAACTGTTTCTCCGTTATTCAAGAACACCATGTAATGGCTCATTCTGTATCACCTCACTCATAATCCCCAAGCATCACGCCCACATCATTCAACAGCTTTCGAAAAGCCTCTGGTGGCAGCTTGTTAAGCGCATCATCAAGGATTTCGCTGATTTTATCGGCATATTCGTAACTTGTCATTTTATTACTTTCATCTTCCTTTCTGCTGTTCCGAGCAATATTATTTCGGATGCGTGCGTCATTACGTTCTTGCTTTTGCCTATAACTGTCTTGTAACTTATTTTTACGCATTGCAGAAAAATACTTTTGCCCTTCGGTCATTCCTCATCACCTCATCCTCCTCCAAATCTCATCGGCTTGCTCCTTGCCATGCTTTTTGCAGTCACGTTTATAACCTATCCACTGGCCCACTGGCAGAAGCAGAAACGCACCTGCATATCCGATTGCAAGAAGCGTAAAAACATCGAGCATGATATCTCCTGTTATTATTCCTGCTCACCGCCCATCTTCGCACCACATCCTGGGCAGAAATGATAATCGTTGATAAAGTCGATAAATGTAAATCTATAATCCCAAGGAACGAAGAAACCGCATTTATCACACCTGTAACCGTCACACATGGCGGTATCATGCTCTCCATATATCCACTTCCCCTTCTTCCGCTCTGGCACGAAGATGGACACACCGCCAATATTCCAATAACCTTCCTGGTCATCTCCAACGAACCGATAGTCGCCGAATCTGCTGCCGTCTCCGTTCTGCAGATTGTAGTATGCCAGGCTCCTGCCGTCCTCAGAAACAATAAGGGAATCGTGCGGATTTGTGCCGTACTCATGAGCATGGCCTGTTGACATGTCTTTAATAATCATGTGGTTCATTCCGCATCACCCTCCTCTTCTGACTCTCGTATGCAACCATGGATCCCATACCCACATAAAAGGATATAAAGAGCCATATTTTATTCTCGCAGTTCGATATTTGGGCATCCGCTTTCACCTCCTACCACGCAATCCATAGATGCTCAATCGGGATATCTTCAGCCCGTTCATAGATATACTCCCTCATTGACTCCAAGACACGTATTGCACCGTCAAGACTTCCCCAACCGTTAGGAGGCTCAAGCCCCTTGTAGGTCAATGGCCTTGTTTTAAGTTCCCGGATGCCATGCTCAATTTTTTCGATGACCTCCGAACATCTGTAATACTCACCCTGTTTATAATCCCACCCGGTGCATGCCCGGAACATCGGGACGAGGTTGTAAGTCGGGCTTGCCAGTTCCGGCTCACCGATCTCTACAATCTGTTCAAGGCCTTCTACCTTGACACCAAGTCTGATATCATAACTCATTTTTTGTATCCTCCCCCTTATAAGGTTCCGGCAAAGGCTTCCAGGCAACCACCATGGAATATTGCGGAACGTCCATAACGTGCCAATGCCATTTCATCGTAAGGTTAGTAAACAGGTGGTTTACATTGGTCCATCTGCACTCAAACTGGTATCCTGCATCTGTACATGCCCAGTATGATGCTGCCTTTTCCTCCGGCAGTCTTTCACTGCAGGGAATCCATTGCGGGTCTGCTGTCGGAATCTGCTCCAACAGGCTGAAGGCATACCGCTTTTCATTTTCCGAAGCAAACCGCACTTCTTCTAGTGCGTTATAGACTTCATGACGGCTGAAGGAATCGCCCGTCTTCCTCTCCGGCTGTACGGCATCCATACCACAAGCATATCCAGAATTAAAACTATCTCTTACATCCTGCTCTGTGTATTCTGGCTGTGCGGATGGCAAACCTTCCAGTAATTGTTTTACTGTGCCAATAAACCCCTCCGCCGTTCCCTCCTCAACATACCAATCGCCATACGCCTCAATCGCTGACTGACGGCTAATACAATCGCACGCGTGCGTTTCCGTGCGTTTATCGTGTGTTTCTGGCTGTGCGGATGGCATGAAATATTCCTTCAGATATTGCGATAACACTTCTGGATTATATGTGCCATATCCTACATATCTTTTGCCGTTTTCGATGTATTTGATGGAATAGTACGGTTTTCCTCTATATTCCTTGTACGGACACAATTCTGGGTCTGGATACTCTACAACCAACTCGACAAATATTCTTGTTTGGTCTGGCTGTGCGGATGGCAAAGCACTTACATCAGTCCACTCTTTTCTATATTCGTCTTTTAATTTAAAGCAGTCATCTCGTTCAAACCCCAAGCACTCAAAGGCAGAACCGTCAATGCCATGATCGCAATCATATTCGCAAAGACCACATACAGAATCATCAACATTTCTTTCCCGAATATCTGCGAAAATACTTTCAATTTCATTGACTAAAATAGTCAGTCTGTCTTTAGCATCCTGCCTGTATATGGCATCCTTGCCATTTTCGTGACCCCACGAAGATGATACCTTTTTGCTGTCTTCAGCATTATGGTTACAATTTGTCACTTTAATTTCATCGGGATGGTCATTTATAGTTACAGTTGGCAACTCCTTAACCTCTGTCAACATGACGTTAAGATCATCAGAATCGCTGAGGTCAAGCATGGAATCATTGATCAGTTTGATAATGTCCGCTTTATCGATGTATTTAGCCATCGTTGTCACCTATCATCATGCTTTCTGCCATTGCCGCATAGTATTCATCTCGCTCTGCGTCTGCTTTCTCAATAAAGTGTCTATCAAGATAACACCCTACTATTGTTCCGTCTTTATCTTCATACTGGAATGGGCTATCCCACCCATCTCCAAATATCGCACAATCCTCGCCTCTATCGCTTTCATTGCTCCAGTAGTGGTATAGAGGACATCTGGCACATTTCATACTTCCTCAGCCTCCTTATCGAGCCACTCCTCTTTGCACTCATCACAGAAAATCTGAAAGTCTGTTGTGCCGTAATCATGCGGGTTGTGGCAATCATCATCAGAATAATACGGGCACGCGATGAACGACGCGGTTATCATGTCGGTTTCATAATCTATTCTGTTCAGCAAATCAATCAAACGCTCACGGTTTGTCATCGTTCTCATCCTCACTTTCCCACCAAAGCGGCATCCCATCTGCCATATCCCACATAGCACCGCCTATAATATTCACCGCTCCGAACAGAATCGCGAGCAGGCTAATGCAGGCTAGTATCAGTTTAATAACCATGCTTCCACTCCTTTACTGCATACTCAATTTCTTCATCTTCCAGTTCCACTAAGAAGGCAATATTACAAGCCACATGCCACAGTATCGGCAGTCCGCTCTCCGGATCCAGACCATGAGGGTCATCCAGATAAGCAAGGAAGTGACGGAAGGCTGCGTCTTTGTAGCGGTCTATCTCGACACGCTTCCAGTTATCTACGCCACCTTTTGCATACTTGGCTACACCGTACTCCCGTATCCGAGCAATCGCCCAGATTATCTTTCTTGGCACCAGGCTGAGCCGTGCCTTACCTGCATCTGCCTTAGCACTCTGATCATTATCGTTCAGAATTATCATTTGATTTTCCACCCCTCTCTGCGCCTGCTTCCGTCCTTTCTCGTGAAAGCAGCATCATGGTTGAGCGTTTCGATAACGCCCCTGATTGTCATTTCTTCTCGATGCAGCCTCTTCTCGGCCTCGTATTTCCTCTTGTACTCCAGATACTTCTTGCAATGTGCATGGCAGAGACTGTGCCTGCCCCCGCAATCCTTACATGGTGCTGTGTACACCTTACTTCGCCTCCTGCTCACGCTCAAATTTCAAATGATCATAGACATTTAACTTAGAGATGCCAAGTTCTTTGGCGATTACTGCAGGGCTCTTGCCGTTAGTCCGCATCTTAATAATCTGCTGGTGCAGGTTCGATTCGGTCGATTTTGTTTCCGTCTTAAAATTGGTCACACTGACTGGGATCGTCGGGCCTACCACCACTACACCCGACCCACTGTCCGCCAACTCCAGAGCCATCTCCACCTTAGCGGAGAGCCGGTCGGCATATCTGATCTGACATTCCAGTCCCGTTGCACTCTCGTAATCGCTGAGGGCGTCACGGATGACTTTGACTAATGCGTCACTTAATATCATTTGACTATCTCCTCCAACATATCCATATACTGATACGCCCTATGACGCATCTCCTCGTTGCTCCCACATATCCTGCCCAGAGCATCAATGACCTTGCGCCAGTCATCGTTGGTGTTGTGCATGTGCTCCAGGCTGTTTAGATAGATACGAGCGAGCTGTATTTCAGTATTTCGATCCATTGTGTCACCTGATTTTCATTTCAAGCCGCATAATCGGCTCATTTTTCCTAAAAAGTGTTACCAAATGTTACCAAGGTGTTACCGAAAAACCCTTTATTTTCAAGGGTTTGCAGGCCCGGTAACACAAGTAACACGGTAACCTTCACTTTTCCTATATAGAAAATTTTTTTGTGTGTACTTTTTTTATCCATAAAATTTTTTTCTATAAGGTGCGATTTTCTGGTGTTACCGGTGTTACCGTGTTACCGGAACCCTATTTGAATGGCAATTCGCCCAGTGAATCCGCATCAGCCTCGATAAAATTATCCTCGCTGACATCCACTTTCATACAGAAGCAGCGCACCGGACGGCCATCAATCTTTTTAAGCCTGGTGGATTTTCCCTGGCTGTCCGGCATGGCCAGTCCGTTTTTGATCGCCCAGTTCTTGAACGACTTGTCTGAGAACCCGCCCTCTTCACACAGGGTATGGAGAGCGGTCGGGTACATATATACATAGCCATTATCGATCACGCCCCATTTCTCCACCTTGGTATCAGCCTCAAACCGGATGTTGTTCATGCCAATCTTATCAAGCAGGTAATTGTAGCATCTGACATTGTCAGAGAGCTCATCCCTGTTGATCAGCGTCTCCCTAGCTTCGTCAAGTGTGATATAAATCTGGTCCTTAAAGATATAATCTGCAGCAATCTTGTCAGCCGTAAGGACCAGTGACAAGGAGATGGCCTGCTTCTCCATCTTGTCTGCAGCCATGAGCTCTTTCTGAAACCCGGCAGCCATCCTTTTGATCTCCCTGGCTCCCAGCTCCTTGACTGCCTCCACAAAAAGCCTGCCGGCAAAACCATAGTTCTTTTTGACCGTCTCCGCGGTCTTTTGCGGATCCTCAAAGACTTTGTCGCCGCATTCGATTTCAAGGATCCTGTTTACAGCGCCGCCCTGTACGACATAGGACTGCAGCGGTCGTTCACCGTTGCACAGGATCACGTTCCGCCAATGGTTCTCACGGTTGGCCCCCAGCTCTTTATTAGACCTGCTCTTTCCCTTGCCGGAGCACAGATCATAAACGACGCCTTCGAAGTTGTCTCTGATCCGCTTCGAGACCTTACTGGTGTCATCCAGCAGCATCGGCAGATGATTCAGCATATCCGCCCTTGTCTCCAGTGCAACCTCCGTGGACTTGAAGTCACCGATAAACTGATTTTCATCCGGATTAGCCCAGATCGAAGCCGCCAGCATCAGACATACCGTCTTACCACCCTCTGTCTCGCCCCAGAGATCACAGATGAATGGCAGACTTCCCACTTGATGAAGAAGGACACTGGCGAAACTGGCAGCCATCATCATCCTCGGTTCGATACGGCCTGTCTGGCGTATAGACCGGACATGTTCAAGCCATATCTCATAATCGCCATAACATCTGATCGCTTCAAACAGGTGCCTGAACCGCTCCTGCCCGTCAAAGATGATCTCCGTATCATAGGGAATAAAGTCTGCGCCGTGCCAGCCAAGCTTACCGGAAGACTGTTCGACCAGAATGTAAGTATCATTCAGGTTCTCAACATCCGAGAGATACTTGACAAGCAGCCGGGCATTTTCGGAAGTGACGGAAACGCCGTAAGAAGCCAGGGCAACGATCCTATTGGCCGAGGCGATGATCGTCTTATCCACAGTCTTTTCATACCAGACTCCACCTCTGCAGTAAGCAAGAGTTATCTTCTCCTCGCCGGTCTCCAGATTTTTCAGCCTCTTGATTGGCATGATCGGATGATAACAGGCAATCCCGTCAAAGTTTCCGGAAGACTGCGAATACACGCCATCATCTCCGGCAATCCAGGAACCACATGCCAGCCGGTCATATTTGCCGCCCGAAGTGAAGTTGGTATAGTTTTCAAGCATGGTCACCGGTTGCTTCTTGGCCTCCCTTTTCATCTCCCGTTCAGCCTCCCTGCAGCCGCGGAGCATCGTGTCAAAGGCAGCCTTAACCTTCAATTCCTTTGCCCGCTCACCAAGTCGGACGATCATCGTACTTTTGGCGATCGGATCTGCGATGTTTATAAGTTCTTCAAATATCTCTTCTTTCAGGATGTCAGCTGCTGACATCTCTGCAATAGGCATCACACGTAACCATCTCCTTTCGGCGGCGTCAGGCCATTGTCTGCTTCATATCTGAGCAACACCAGCTGAAGCTTGTTAACCGCATCACACCACCAGTCCGAAAACGGCTCTGCATATCTCAGAATGTCCCGAAGGCAATCGATCTCTTCAAGGATCTCCTGCTTTTTCCTGGCCTTCATGTTTTCCATATTCTGCCTTGTCTCACGGGATTTTCTGGCCCGGAACAGCCTGACCTTATACGCCTTGTCATCCTTGGCCTGAGGGTACTCTCCACCAAGTGTTTTGAAAGCGTCCTGAAAGTCTACGCCATCCATCCGCATAACGAAGGAAAACACATCGCCATGGGCTCCGCAGGCGAAACAATGGTAGTCCTTTGGGTAGATCTTCATGCTGGGCGTGTTATCTCCCGTATGAAACGGGCAGCGGATATAACCATTTCTGCCCGTCCTCAGGCCATACATATCAAGGACATCCTTCATGCTGACGTTTTCCTTGATCTCCTCACTCGTCATAGCGTACCTCCAGCAGGCGGACGATCTCTTTGCCGGTATCGCACTTATTACAAAACCTAAATTCGATATTGTATTTATTCTGCATCGTATGGAGGATGTTATAGAGCGTAACTCCGGTCGTGGCTTTAGTGTCGATGGTCCTCCATAAACCGTCCGAGCTTCTGATCCGCTTAACGCTCCTTGGATTCACCCACCAGATAACGTCCTCAAGCTTCTCGATCCCATGCCCATGCTCAACCAGAAAGATCAGATGGATACCGGCTTCATTGGCACGGATGATCTCATTCCGGAACCGATCATGCTGCTGGCAGACATTGGCACACAGCTCGGACAGGTTCTGTTTCCGGTCAACAACCACCCTGGAATTATCCAGATTCATATAGTCGCCGACATACAGCTTGCTGATGTAATGGCCGATACCGTTCTTGTCAAAGTAAGACACTATATTTTTGATTGCCCGTGCCTTTTCTCTTGAATCAATCTGTATCTGCATAAGACGCCTCTTTAGCTGAATGGCAATTCATCGTCGATATTGTCAGGGATATTCATGAAACCATCTGATTCATCCTTCTTATCATCATCAGCTTTCTGACCTGAAGATTTACTCTCGACAAATTCGACTGACTCGGCGATCACATCGGTCGTATAAACCTTTGTGCCGTCGTCCTTTGTATAACTGCCAGTCTGGATCCGTCCGACCAGTCCGATACGGCTACCCTTATGAAACCATTTTTCAATAAATTCAGCCGTCTTGCCGAAGGAAATGCAGCTGATGAAATCAGCATCGGGGTCCCCTTCGCGTTTAAATCTCCTGTCACATGCGATCGAAAATCTGGCAATGCTCGTGCCGCTGTTTGCATATCGGATCTCCGGATCCCGCGTCAGTCTTCCTACAAGCTGTACATTATTCATGGTCTGCTTTCTCCTCCCGTTCTTTCTTGGCCTTGATGGTTACTTCAAGTTTGTTCATGATACTCTTGAATGATGCCAATGGCATATCTTCCAGCTTCTCGATCCGCAGCATATCAAGGATCTTCTTTTCCTCGACCGCTGCCTCTGCGATCTTGGCCTTCAGGACCTTCAATTTGGTCTCGTCGATCTTTTCAACAGGTGGGGTTGCCTCAGCCTTCTGGTCAGACTTCCTGGCAGCAGATCCGCGGCGACCCTTTACTTCGTGACTCTCACCGTCCGGATCATCTTTTGCCATCTCTTCTGTCGGAATGCAGAACAGCTGAAAAAAAGCATACTTAAAGGCGATCGACATGGCCTTATTGGTCGCCTTGTCGCCAGAATCCATGCCCTCTCCAATAGTCACTGACTCTACAGAAGAACCATCCTCGGCATAGAAGGTGAATCGGACCTTACAGATGCTGTAGATCAGATTACCGCCGGTCTTGGTCTGCCGCTCCTCACGGGTCTGATCAAGAACCTGTGTCGTGCAGAACACTTTGTGTTTCGCCAGCAGCGGATGCAATGCATTCATCACATCATCGACACCACGATATTTGAATTTCTGCTGCGGATTAAACTTATCCTTGCCAACCGCATCGATCTCAGCCATAATGGCGCCGATCGACTGATAGATATTCTTCGTTTCTCCCATTACTTAAACCTCAGCTTTCTCTGGCTCTCCAGATGGGCGATCCCGTCCAGGTCTTCCCCGGCACTGAGTGCTTCCTTGATCGCCTGTTTATTGATCTCCGGATCACGCATACGGAGAAATCTTTCAGGTATATTTTCGATATACTGTTCATCCATGACGACTGACTCCGGCGTCTTCTGGAGCCACACTTTGAACAGACCAGTATCTATCTTTTCTCTCCCTGTGATCTCCATAGTCCTCTGCAGCGATTTTTTCAGCCGCTCGATATTCTCTTCTGCCGTTTTCTGCTTGTTGGTCATCCGCTTGGCCTCGGCTTTAAGAGCCGCCGCATCCGCCTCAAGCTGCCGAATGACCTTTGCATACCCGTCAGCCTTTTCTTCGATCTCACCACCCAGAGCTTCAAGTGTATCCTGGATCGTCTGCGGATCCACTTCCGGGTCCTCCATCCAGTCAAGCAGCTGCCGGTATTCTTCTGTTAATTCATACAGTGTCGCCATCGTCATTTATCCTCCCATCTCTGTCGATCATTACACAATCCTTGCTCTGCAGGATAATCTCAGTTGCTATCCGCCCGATGGACCATGCGGATTCATTGGCATAATCCACCAGAGCGTTGTAAGCTTCCGGCGATATTCTGACAATCGCCTGTTTGCCCGGCTTCAGGTATTCAAGCATACGGCCGGGTATATGAATCATTTCTCTGGCCATGGTTCCCTCCTATTCGTCATAATCATCAATCCACCACCTGTTCGCACTTACGCAGCTATCGCAAATCCAGTTCCCGTCAAGCCTGAGAGCAATATCCTCCTGGATGTGCTCGCCACAGAGGCTGCATGTCGGCCTGCCCTCCAGCCACCGTTCCGCTGCGATCTCATGATGAATATAATCAATCACCGGATCACTACTGAACATTCTGTTCACCTCCAAAGCATTCCTCAAAAGTCATGCCGGTTTCTTGCAGAATCACCAGAATGGTATCCCAGTTTGGAACCTTAGCACCCGTGATGATGTCCCGGATCGTAGTCCGATGCAGGCCAGTCTTTCTGGCGTATGCACTGTAGTTGCCATATCTGCTCTTGATATGCCGCTCCAGATTCGGAAATACGGCGTTCCTGTCGATATCATATTTAACCTTCATCAAACGCCTCCTCGAATGTCATGCCCGTTTGTTCAAGTACCGCCCTGATGGTTGACAGCTTCGGGTTGCCTGTCTCGTACATCATCCGATAAAAGACTTCTGGATGCATTTCGCAGTCCCGACAAAACTTGTATACCCCGCCGTATGAGATCACATAGTCATACAGCACTGGGAATATCGGTCTGGACTTTGTTCGCTTAATCGGTTCCATTGTCCGCCTCCCACGGTGCCATGCCCAGAACCTGCCGGAGCACCTTCGTCTCGATCGTGCCGGAATATCCCTTGCTTCTGTGTTCCTCGTCTTCATCGTTGACCATCCGGCGGATGATACCCAGCTTGGTCGCCATTTCTAACAGCTCATCGTATTCCTGTCTTTCAAGTTCAATCATCATTTCAGTTCCCCCAATCCATTAAAATCTTTTTCCAGGAATCAAAAGACATATCAAGATCGCAGTAGTCTTCCTTGGCCGGATCCAGCCCGATGACAATGATCGTGCCAACAAAGACATCCACCAGATAGCCATTCCTGGCCATGATAAAGTTTCGATCAAGGCCTTTAAGCTTGCCTTCCTCATTACAGATGATGACGGCCCTGCTTCCGATCTGGAAATGCTCGATACGGCCCTCAACGGTCTTCTGCAAGTTTTTCAGTGAAACGCTGATGTTGGTGACGTGTCCCCATTTTTCATCAGGACGCTTAATAATACATCTGACTTTTCCTACAGTCTCCATTCTTGCCTCTTCCCTCCATTTCGTGTTACAATCAAGAAAAGTATTTTCGTAGGTACTTTTTTCCGAGGTCTGTCACTGGTACTGGCAGGCCTCTTCTCTTTGCTCTTCATCAACTGACCTCCTTCAGCTCACTGCCTTCCGGAGCCTCTTCATTGACCGTTCCGGTCAGCTTTGACTTGGCCCAGACTTCCACGTTTGCGCATGCCAGAGCCATCCCGATGCAGATCAGCATCAGACCAAAACTCATAAACGGTCTGTTTGATGCCCACATCTCAATGAAGCAGTAGACAATGCCGATTGCAAAAGCAGGAAAGAATACCTTGCTAATGTTCCTGATCAGTTTTAAAGGCTTCTTCATAAGTCAACCCTGTTCCTTTCAATATCTTGTCAATCGTTTTCTTGTTCGGCATCGTCCGCCCCGACAGGATACGGTTGAGCGAGCAACCGTCGAGACCGTTCAGTTCTGCAAACGTCTGCCTGCTCTTGTAGTGCTTGTCGATATATCTTTCAATGTTCGGATATATGGCTTTGTGCTTCATGTCTCGCACTGTCCCTGACCTCCCTTCCTGCTCTAGCGGTGTAGATGAGCAACAGGGCTTTAATGATTGATGAAGTGCTCATACTCGCTCACCGCCCTCTTGATGTACTCACGAGTTTCCAGATGGATGCGCTCCACTCTCTCGATGACAGAAATCAATGGGGAGAACTGTGGTAGACCGTCCTTTTCGATAAGACTCGATATCTTTTTCAATGCTCCTTCCAAATCGCCGTAGAAGTACTCGTTCCCATAGATGCGCTCCCCTGCCTTAATCTTCTTACTGTCCTGCTTTGCTGTGTATTTGTAGACCGCAACAGCATAGCACTCCGGCATGACGTTGATAGCGTACTTGTCTGTTACCTGAATCATTCCTTTTCCTCCTGTTCAATGTTCATACTTCCACCTTCATGATCTCGAGGACCTCATCGTCTGTAAGTCCAAGGACCCGGATCAGCGTCCGCAGGTCCTTCACATCGAAGTTCCCTGCGTGCCTTACCTTCTGCATGAAGGCGTCCCCACTCTTCCTGCCGATCATCAGCGCAAGCATCTGGGGCTTTGCTCCCTTCTGGGCCATCCGCCGTCTCAGGATCCATTTAGCAACCTCATCGCAGTTGCGCTCAGCTTCCTCAATCCGCTTTGCCTGCGGTTCCCATCCTCTTGGCATGATGTACCTCCTTTCACTTCCCTGTTGCAGCGATCTCACCGATCACGCCCAGAAGGTCGTCCAGACTGTCCGCAGCGTTCTCGAGATCTCCGATGTACTCTTCCATCTCGGCACCACGGTCTGCTCCCTGGAGCGATTCGGGGAGATTGTCGAAAGCCTCCTGTTCTTCTTCCATGACTTCTTCGATGACATCTTTTGCGGATTCAAGCAGCTCCATTGCTTCCGCCAGTCGCTTACGTCTTGCGATATTCATAGTGTCCCTCCTTTCTCTTTTAAGGTATGTGTCTTTTTAAGACACTTTTTCCTTAAAAAAAATAGCGACAATGGCCTCAGGTTCAAGAGAATATCTCTCACGAATTTTAGCTATCTCACCCTGGGTAAACTCTGCGCCGTTTGTTTCATTAATCTTTGCAGAGAAGGTGCTTCTAGCTATTCCAAGATATTCAGCAAGACTTCCACCTGTGTCACCATGTCGCTTCATTTCAGCTTCAAGTTCATTCTTGTTTAACATATGTCCTCCTTTCGTGTGTCTTTTTAAGACACCACTATGATATCATTGTACATTCGACATGTCAATATGTTTTTGGGATTTTTAAGACACTTTTTCTAAAATAGCTTGCAATTTGACCATTATTAGTGTAAGATTAAGACACTTGGAGGTGACTACTTTTTATGGAAATGGGACAAAGAATTAAAGAACGTAGAGTCGCAATGAATCTTACACAAGAAGAACTTGCCACCAGATTAGGATTGCAAAAATCGGCAGTTGCCAAATATGAAAATGGTAGGGTCGAAAATATTAAAAGATCTGTCATTCAACGCATGGCATATATTTTAGATTGCTCTCCTTGTTATCTGATGGGATGGGAAGAACCAAAAGAAAAAGAGACTACACTCCGCCCGGATGAATCTGAGCTTCTCACCAGCTACAACAAGCTGAATGATGCCGGCAAGGTCAAGGCCCGTGAAGCAGTCGACGATCTGACCGAGAATTTTAAATATGCCTTGGATCCTCCTGCCCTCCTCGCAGCCCATGCCCGTACCGACGTTGCTCCGGATCCGGAAGGCCAGGCTGAGGATATTAATATCCTCCTGCAGATGGCCGAGTCCCATAAATCGGACGCCAATAATGATTAAATAATCACGGGGGTGATTACTTGACATATGATGCACTGTTAACCGAAGCCGACAAGGACGGCCTGATCGTGGCAGATGCTGATCTGAAATGCCATGACGGTCTGATCTGCGGCAGATATATAGCTATCAGAAAATCTATACCAACATCCGTCCAGAAGACCTGCGTCCTTGCCGAAGAGATCGGCCACGCCAAAAAGACCGTCGGTAACATCCTTGATCAGAGAGACGTAGGCAACCGGCAGCAGGAACTGAAGGCACGCATTCTGGCCTATAACAAGCTGATCGGTCTCCGGGGTATTGCTGATGCCTTCGACCATGGATGCCGAAACAGATATGAAATTGCGGATCATTTGGGGGTGACTGAAGAGTTTCTCATGGAAGCACTGGAAGCATACCGGGCAAAATACGGATGCTTTACAAGAATTGATAATTATCTGATCAGGTTTATACCGCATCTTGATGTGGTGAGGATGTTATAAAAGGGAGGACAAAATGGGGAGAAATATAACAAAAGATCAGTTGATAAAACATAAGGATCACGCAATTCAAAAGCTTGATCAATATCTTACTTCATTACTAAATGATGATAATCCAACTAAACATGGAAAGGCAGATAAATTAAGTTATTGGCTTGAAGATTGGATTCGCTTTTTATCTCAGGAAGATGATTTTTCGCCTCGTAAACTGAGACGTTATAAAAGAGGCGAGATAATTAAAATCCATTTAGGTTTCAACATTGGCAGC